ATTGGCTAAGAATCTTATGGCATTAGCTGAATCAAAAAGAAAAGAAGGGATTGATAAGAAATGGCGGGATTTACACCGGACAATCAAGAAGAGATAAAAAATAGAACACAGCCACCTTATGAGCAGTTCGAACCATGTGAACGAACTACATGTGTTTACAGAAATGATAATGGCAGATGCATCTATGAAACTTGTGTATTTAAAAATGAATCACCTAAGTTTGTAGATCATTGGGATTTCGAATGTCAATTCTGTCATAAGATTGAACAGCGTGATGTAAGAGATATGAAAATCATGGCATGCGATAGTTGCTTAGAACGTATAGCTAAAGCTGAAAAACTTCCATTCCATTGCGTCTTCTGTGGCAAATCTCAAGGACATCCATCGAAAATTATGTTTAGTGGTATTTGTGATGAATGCTTTGCTAAATTAAATAGAGCAATTCATTGTAAGAACTGTGGGAATAGTTAAATGGAACGAAGAAGCTATCAAGCTAAGCATTTATTAAATGCTGAAAGTATAATTATTGCAAACTATATAAAATATGAAACTTTAGGAGAAATGACTAACTTGGCATTTGCTAATAGCGATGCAAATTCAGTTAATATTTATATAGATTTGTATCAAATATTTAGAAAGATGTATCGTAATGATATTGCTGTTGGAGATAGATCTTCTGTTGCAGCTACTATTGTAAACCTATGTAGCCATTATCGTGCATTCTATAAAAAATATTATGGAGTACATGCTAGAATATTCATTATTCAAACTTCTGGACCTATGACTAGAAGTGAGCATTTCTATCCAGAATATAATCATACTAATACTGAGAAAATGGTATTAGCAGAAATGATTACTACATTTATGCTTCAGAATTGTGCAATTCTAAAAGAGTTATGTAAATACATTCCTGATGTATATTATATTCAGGCGCCATTTGAAACTGCAACCATAATTTATACCCAAATACAAGATCAATATGCCAAAGGAAACTATGATCCTAATATAATTTTATCTACTAGCCAATTACAATTTATTATTCCAGCATTAACTCAAACTCAAACAGTTGTATTTAAACATAGATGGGTTAATGGTATGATAAATTATACAATCATTGATCAAATGAATGGTATGATGGAATATTTAAAATCATTAAAATTATCAGATAGAACCATTGACTCTGCATCAATTATATCTCCGAAGATGCTTGGATTATTTATGGCATTAACTAGATATACGAGTAGAGATTTACATTCAATTCTAAATGTACCATCTACAGTTAAATTATTGGTTAAACTAATAGCTGAAGGTCAATTACCTAACACATACATTTCAGATAAAGAGCTACTTAGAAGTATTTTATCCACTTCTATTAGCCAAGATGAATTTGAATTAATCTGGAATAGATATAGGGCTATCGATATTGTATATCAATCAGAATTATATAAACAGTCTGAATATTATGCTGATAAATCTTGGGATGTAAATTTACAAGATCCTGATATGGTTAAAATGCTAAATGAAAAATACTTTAGATATAATCCTCTTGACTTGGACAGATTATGATGCTACAATAAAGTAAGTAATTTTTATTTTAACCATAAAGGAGGCAAACTAATGTCTTTGAGTAAAGAAGAACTATTTGAAGTTGTAAAAGCCCAAGGTCATAGTAATAGAATGATTACTGCTCATTGGACTGGTGTTGATAATACTGTATTATTTAATGATTATCATCTTTGTATTGATGGCGGTGCCCAATATCATCAAATGTTAAATTTTGATGAAAAAGGTGCTCATAGTTATATGGAAAATACTGGCAATTTTGGTATTGCAGTATGCTCTAATAAAGATAGCCAACTTATTGGCGATGGTTATACTGGATATTCTACATATGTAGAAGGACCAGAACCTGTAAACTATTTACAATTAGATGCTTTAGCTTATGCTATCTATCTTTGCTGTGTTACTTGGGGTATTCCTTTAAATAAGGTTTATACTCATGGCGAACGATGTTTAGCTAGACAAGACCTATATGATGATGTATGCGAAAAATGGGACTTAGATATCTTAGTTCCAGAATGCCATATCCGTACTACTGATGGTATTCATACAACTGGCGGCAACTGGCTACGCAATCGTGTTAAAGAAATTGCAGCTCAAAACGGTTGCTATTTATAAAAAAAAATAATAATAAAATGGCCCATGGAGTTTAACTCCATGGGCATATTTATTTTTTTTATTTATCACTATCTTTAGGGCTGACTTTAGTCATACCCCCTTTATAGAAATCGCTAATAACATCAGTAAACCTTTTTATGACAGGTTTAAAATTGTTTAAATTTGTAACACCGATGCTATCATCTAAAATAGTAAATCTATAATTGTTAAATGAATATTGGTCGCTTTTAAATACATTATGGTCTATGAGATTGATACTTTCAATCTTTTCATAGAGCTCGCGAATATAATTAAGTCCTACGTCTTTCATAGGTTTAGATTCTTTAATCTTATATTTTCCTTTGATTTTATATTTATTACCACCTGCAAGAAGTACTGAAAATTCATAAGTATTATACAATCTTACAATGCCAACACTTATGTCTAATTCTGTCTCATTCTTTGTTTCAGAAATATCAACTATTTTTAAAATATTATTAATTTTATCATCAAGAAATACTCCGTATTCGTTATCTGTATAGACGGAAATAGAATTATCTCCATTTTGATATATTAATGGGCTAGACTTACTAATGTATGCCCCATCAGAATATTTAATTTCTTTAACTAGCTCATTGATAATAACAAATTCTTTACCGCTGCTTTTTAAAATTAAATTAGTATTCATTTTAATTTTCTCCTTTGATTTTATCCTTTAACGACTCGCAATAACAATATAGAGTCGAATTTAACTTATCTAAATAGTATTTATAACTATTTGCGATATTGAATTTTGGTAACTCAATATCTCGTAGTTTAATCCTAGCGTATGTATTTGTAAATTCAAATTCTGTATCATCAAATGCTGTACTATCCAGCATTCTGATACTATTAATTTTATTAAATAATTTTACAAATTCCATTTTTCTATCAGCATATTCAGATAGAACAATATTGGCATCTAAAGTTAAGTTATATTCGTTAACTTTAATATCAAAAACAATGTGACGGTTTAATGTAACCTTTCCATCCATTTTACCAGATATTGTAAAATAAACAGAATTAGAATTACATTGAAGCAATTCTAAACTATCACTTAAATAGGCAATCTGTCCAAGTGGGAAAAATCTTAATTGCTCTTTCCCAGTTTTATTGAATTTTATAGTAACACTATTTAAATTTAGATCACTGTCAATAGCCTTTCTAATTGATACTTTAATATCATTTCCATCTTCCAATTCTGCATTAATTTTATTATCTTTAATTGCTCTTTTTAAGAGTTCAATGATTTTGAACTCATAGCCTGATAGACTTAATATTGCTTTCGCCTTTGTGTTTTCCATTTTAATTTTCTCCTTATTTTTCTAACTTTCTTAAAGGAGCATAGTATTTTTCTAATGCATCCTCTAATAATCCTACCAATTCAGTAGACCCTTTATCAATATCATATCCAGGCGTATAATCAATTTTCATACTAATATGATAATTGTTTATTTTAAATTTATGCCCGATAAAGGCATATCTATCAGCAAGTATCACGCTAGTGATCTTATTAAAAAGATTGCTAATATCTACATTTGTCTTATGTTTACCAATGCAGATAACTCCAATAATTTTAATTGTGTAAACGTCATTTACCAAAATAAAGAACTCAACTATCTTATGTAGATATATAACTCCTTTATCTCCAAAAAGAACTAACTTATACGATACAACTACAGGATCTTTAATCTTAATTCTATCAGTATTAAAATTATTCAATTCAAAGAACTCCGGAGAATGCTTATCTCGATAATAAATAAATTCTACAGATTTTAATACATCTGTTTTATTTATTTTATTATCATCTACAATTCTATATTTTTTACCACCTGAATCGGAAAATGATGCACATCCGAATTTAATTGGATCACCCATAATCTGATCTCTTAATTGTCTAATGATGAATGACTCGGATCCATCAAGACTAAGTAGAATCTTTGTTGGAATTATTTTATTTTTATATTCCATTTAAATACCTCCAAAAATAAAATAAATTAAAATTATTATACTCTTATCACGTATATAATATATACTTGTTTTTTTTTCAAATTACAATAAAAATCCTTAATCTGAACATTGAGATAACTTATAAATGCTGATATTTATTGAGGTGATTAAATGGCTCAGCTTAAATATGAATATACATTTGATCTAAAATATAAGAATAAGTCTGATGGCAAAATCACTCAGATAGATCAAAATAATATAAAATCTCTTACTATATATAAAGAGTATGATAAATATAATATGCCTATCTGTACTATGAATTTAGTACTAGATAAAAACTTAGCAGATGATATCATTACTAAGATGGAAGAAAATACTTTCATCTTAACTGCATATAAAATTCAAGCAGACAATGAATCTGCAGTAAATGAATTATACTTTACTGAAGAATTCAGCTATCTTACTGATGATGATACTAATAAAGGTAAGTCGTTAGACTATATGAAAACTGATGATAAAGAAGACACCAGAGAAGATGTATATAGGTATCTTAAAATTGGTCTTATTTCTAAATCTTTAGTAGATTCCAATCTTCATCCAAATAATGCAACTATATATAATTCATCTATGCAGGATATAGTTGTAGATTTATTAAACATTGGTGTTCCTCTTTTAGTAGAACCATTTACTGAAACAGAAACAGTTAGTCAGCTTATTATTCCACCAAAAGAGTCCATTTCTAAGACTCTAGACTATCTAAATACTGTTAGAGTATTCTATAACACAGGGTATAGATTTTTCATGGATTTCGAGAATACATACCTTGTATCTAAGGCTGGTAAGGCTACTCTGAGAACACTGGATAAATATGAAACAGTTAAATTTAATTTAGCTGAGTTAGGATCTAATGAATCTTTATTAGAAGGATTTAAAGATGATGGTGAATCTAAATCTTATATAATTGACGTTCCAACAACTGATATTAAATATGGTAAAGATAATGTACTTAATAAAGAACTAAATGGCTTCACTGCTGTAATAGATGCGTCTAAAACTATCCAACAAGATTACATGAGTAAATCTAAAGGATTTGGTGGTATACTAGGCACGTATCAAAATATTATGAATACTATTGACAATATTAAGAAAACTACAGCTGGAGTTCGTAATATTGTAAAGAATATTCATAGAACTACTTACGATATCAAAGGCCACTTTAACCAAATAGTAGAGCAAGCTACATCGGTTAATTCTACTGTTGATAGTGTAGCATCTCAGGCAGAAACTTTGCTAAGATCATTACCTGAAGAAGTTATTGGTGAAGGTAAAAAAAGAATCTTAGGAGGTAAAGATGGTAAAACTGTAGTTGATAGTAATCTTAATATTAAGAATTTCCTTAGAGGGTTAATAACTAATAGTATGG